TTGTCATTTCCTTAAATTAAGTTATTCGGAGGATTTAGGTCCGCCGAACGATACACGGGTCTGACGAGTTGGATTTTGAATTCTCATGGACGAATGCCCATTTGATTTACTTAAATCGTTATCGACAGCCAATAGTTGGTCATGGGTGCGTGATTCGTAATACTCACGTCGCTCGTTTGCTGTTTCCTCTGGGATTCGTGCAAGCAATAAACCTCCCACGCTGATAACACCAGCATGTCGGCCATCGTCTACTGAAGGACTGCTAAAATCGGGGTACTCGTCGGCACGTACTAATTCATAACCTTCACGCATCTTGCCCATGACGTTAATACGGTCTTCTTGTCCACCAGATTCTGATCTAATCCAACGGTGCTTGTATCCTGGAGGCGCAGGAGGCGCATCCAATCGTGAAGGAGGGGCCCAAGATTTACGGCGCGCAGTTTTATCACGTGAATCTGTCTCACGTGCATTGCGGTTTAGTTTTGGTACAGCTTGTTCTTGATCCATTTTATTACTCCTTAACGTATTTGGCGTATTCTTCTAACGGAACACCCAATTTTTTAGCGATCGCAACTTGACTCGGTGATAACCGGACAGTGCGGCGTGCATTGTTTACTCCAGAAGATCTGGAAGCAGGCGCAACCGTTTGCACGGGTCGATTGGTCCTGGTTTTTACATTAAATTGCGTAGGAAAAGCCTCGCGCAATCTATTATTAAGCTCATCATAATACTCATCTGAGTTTGGGTCAAATCTTTCTGCTAAAACTAATTGCTTATGAATGCCCTGAGCTGCATGTGTCATTGCCACGTTTTTGCCATACCATTCGTTTTCCTCGGCCCATGCTTCGGCTTTTGGGTCGTAGACAGGGCGCTGTTGTTGCACTGGTTGCTGTGCTTGTTGCGGCGCTTGCTGTGCTTGTTCCTGGTCGTATTGACGGCGTGACGTTGTTTCAGAGAGGCTGCGTTGTTCCATTTGAATTTCAGTCAAACGTTCTTGCGCTTCAATTTCCGTGTCGTAGTCACCTTCTTCACGTGCCTTACGGATAATCTGTTTTAGGGCAACAGCTTGTGTTTCAATCCGACTCTTGGCTTCGCCTAGGCGAGCATTGTCAGAATTGTAGGCTTGTTGCTCATAGGCCTGCGCTTTTTGCTGTACGCTTTTAGCGTACTCTAGCGCAGCCTGTTCGCGACGTTCTGTCTCACGTAGACGAGCAGTAAGCTTGTCGATGCGTTTCTTTACCTTGTCGCTGTATACATCTAATTCCTCGCCTTGCACCTGTGTTGATTGTGTCTCAACAATAGGTGCTGCGCTGGATTCGTTTTCAATCAGTTCTGAACCACCGTCTTCGTCAAGCTCGACAGTAGCCGGACTTTCGTCCTCTTCGCCTACCTTAAAGTCTAAATCATCAGCCATAACTTTCTACTCCTTACATATGCAAGATGTCTTCAGGGGAATTTACAATACCCAAGATTTCATCATCGTTTAAAAATCGGATTTCACCACCATCGATAGAAATACGTGAACCTGCGTACCTGCCAAAGATAATCCAGTCGCCTTCTTTGCACCATGCGCCGAATGGGAATTTGGATTCGTCCTTGTAGGCTAAATCACCCAAACTTATTACATAGCCGCAATTCGTAGCCAGCTGTGTACGTTTCTGAGTTTCTTCTGCTATCACAATACCGCTCTTCGTGCGTTCTGCGCCACGATAAGGCAATATTGCTACCCGCCATCCTGTAGGTCGAGGAATACGGCTTATGGCCTCCTCTGGTATCAGTGTTGGGTCGAACTGGCCTTGTTCATCGTAAGCATCGTCAATAGATGACGGCTTATTCTGCTCATTCTCAAGCCACTTCTTTTCTAGCGCTGTTAGGTTCTTTACTTCTTCTTCTGCCATAAGGGTCTCCACGGTTAAAAATCTATGTCATTAGGATTAGAATTCAAGGAGTCCTTGATCATATCCTCTACGAGTTTTAAGCCTTCTAGACGCCCCATCATAAAGCGATAACGCTCCATGTTAGCAATGGTTCCGTTCAGCACAATGCCTTCGGAGTCCGACTGTAACTTTCTAACTTCCTTAAGAAGTCTTTCTGCATATTCAAGCATGGTTCAATCTTCCATGTAAAAGGCAGACGATCAAGAGCCCTCGTCTGTAGGCTTAAAACTATTTACAATTCCAGCGTTTTAATGACGCTGCTTTCCTTGTTGGGCGGCCTTTCTCATCGACCATAGGGCCAGGCATGCCTGACATCCTTGCGCAGAAGGACTTACGTCGTGCTGCGTCTTTCTTTGTCTTAGGATTAGGAGCAGGCGCCTTTAAGTTAGAGCCTGTTTTTGCATTATATGCTTTTCTGCCCGCTGCAGTCATTCCTGCACCTTCTTTAGTACTAAGGTAGTGTCGCCCTTTTCCTTTTGTAGTTTTACTAATAGTATCTGCCATTATATCACCTCATACTTGTTGCATTTTGATATATTATCGACTCCTGGAATTACCTGAAGGTTTTCAGGAACATGAAGCCCTGAAACATAGTGCCCTTGTAGTGGAACAATATGGTCAACATGCCAACTAAACTCAAACTGTTTGGTTCTAAGTGCGGCTAATGCATATACTTCCTTTATTAGCCACTTCTCTTCACAATCAACCCATCTAGGAGTACGCTGTAGTTTAATTGCCCTACGGCCAGCTTCATATGCTGCTATTTGAGGCAATCTAGTTTTTTGTCGTACTAGCTGATTTATTTTTGCTTTTTCGTGATCAGCATAATAATACTTTAATGCCTGTTGCCTGCGTACTTCTTTGTTTTTTTGATACTCTACTACATAGTTTCGTTTGCTATCGCTAACTTTACGTTTATGGTCTCTACAGCAAAATCGAGCATCACTTCGCATATGGTTTATACTAGCCCCACATAACTCGCACCCACGGCCCACGGCTAGAGATACGGTCTTCTTTGCCATGTTAGCAAATCTTCACTCGTTTATTGCCGTCTTTCTTCTTGACGTATGTTACTTCAGACGCCATTGCATCACCGCCTTTTTTCATCTTAACAGGCTTAACCTTGGCCGTCTTAGCTGATTGCTTAAACGCCTTTGCAGTAGGAGCGCCCTTAGTGCCAGGCTTCCTCATCGTCTCGCCAGAGCCTTCTGCTATGCGCTCACGCTTAGCATTAATATTTGCATACAAACCTGGTTTAGCTGCCATTATTTTCTCCTTGCTGTTGTTGGCCTAACATCTGTTGTTCCATAATGGCCAACCGCTCACGGGCAATAGCAGCACGTTCCTCTGCAATTGCATCCTGCGATGCAATACTGGCCTTGTCATCTTGCGCTTCTTGGTTCAATTTTTCTTGCTGGAGTGCCAAGCTCTTCTCTTTAGCCGCTGCATCCGCTGCGTCAGCTTTAGCACGTTGATCCAACTCTTGTTTCTTAAGCTCAACGACTGGGTCTGTAGGGGGTTGATTAGCACCAGAGATTTCATCTTGCATTGTTTTAACGTCAGCCATGGATTGCGCTACCTTCAACGCAATCATACCCTCTTTTTGGATAATAGATACCATGCCATCAGGATCCGTACCGTATGCTTGGAATAATTCTGCTTCCACGTCCTCTTCCGCTTTGATTCGGATGTGTTGCAAGATATGTTTCTGCAAGATAGCAGCAGACATAGGATTCGCTTGCAACATTGGCGACATGCCCATGCGTAAGTGCGCTTCAATGTGTGCATCATGCTGTTGGCCAGCAAATGCTTTCAATTCCATTGTATCCAATACGTCAGCATTCTCTGTCGCGGGGTCCTTGGGCATTTGTGAGCTCTGTGGACGCAATATGCCGTCGATATCACGCACGTTCAGGGCTGTGTAGACCCGGTAGTATGCCTCGTACATGTTATGCATCTGTGGGGCCGCCTGCGCAAGCTGTAGCTGTGTTTGTGCAAGGGTTATACGCTGTGCTGTAGAGAATATGTTAGGGTCGGCAACAGGAAGCACTGCCACCATGTTGTCAAAGTCTGCTTTTTTAATCTTACGACTGGCACCTGGCACGTCATATGGGTACTCTTTAGGTAAGTACTCACCAAAACCCTGTGCAAGCAATTGGAATTCTAGTTTTTGTGCATAGTGCAAGCGTTTATGGATGGCAGACATCACCATTGAGCCGCGCTCTAGCAATGCAATCGTTGTTCCGACTGCTGCATTCTGATTACCATCACCAACTTGCATATCCGCGATGCTTGCAAGGCGTTTACCAGCGTCTACAGTGAAGCCTAATAACTGGAATAGTGTTTGGCTAGGCTCTTTATACGGTAATGGCAATAGTGATGACTGCAATTCAGCGCCACCAGCGTCAATATCACGCCATTCACCTGGTTGGATAGGTGTATCCGTGTCCGCGATCCGTGCGCCTTTGGCCTTGAACCCTGCTGGTAGGTTAGAGAACGTACCCGCGTCAATTAATTGACGTAATGCAGACGTTGCTGTTTTCGATAAGCTGCCGATTAAGTGAACAAAGCCCAAGCCATACGCACCAAGGCCCTCGATCAACACATAATGCACAAAATAATTGCAACGACGTTTCAATTCGTCGCCTTCTTTCCAGTTACGGCGCACGCCAAGCACTTTACCGCTTACTTCGTCAAGCGTTACGACGTATGGAAGCTTAATTCCTGTGATTTCACCGTCTTCATCCGTGTCTTCGAAGCCTGGAATGTCATAATCCACTTGGAATTCAAGTAAAAAGACTTCTTCGGCTTGGTCAGAAGGGCTTAAACCTGTTTGACGGTCCACGCCTTCTTGAATTTGGTCTTGATTTGGGTCAGAAGACTCCGCTTGGATGTCTAAATCTAAGTATTCACCCGCTACAACGCGTTTTCTAAACTCATTTGCGTCCATTGGCACGCGGTGCGTGATCCGTGGGCATTGGCTCATGACGCTTGAGCCGGTGTAAGGGATGTATAAGTCGTCAGCAAGCACTAACTTGCTGACCATTCTGTCTAATTGTGCATTAAAATACACTTTTTTGAACACAGAACCACCGTAACCTAGGTAGAAAAGTGCTTGGTCCATCTCTGGCGTGTACTCTTCCATCACTGTGGTCAGTTCGTAGTTCATAAAATCTTGAACACGTGACGCTTGCTGTAGTTTTTCTACTGTTTCCTTGCCCAAAGCCTGAGTTCTAACAGGTCCGTCTGCCGGCATTAGCTCCTTCATCGCTTGCGATTGGAACTGGACTACCGCTTCTGTCAACATTGGATGCACTGCACCGGCTGCGCCACGGAATGGCTTGGTGCGTTCTTCGACTTTCAAGCCTAACAGCTCAAGGCCCTTGGCATAAACCTGCTCCCAGTCACTACGAGACGCCTTGTCGGCCTCAAATAATGCCAATAAGTCTATTGACATACGGTTTAAATCGTCTTCGTCAATGACTTCTGCTAGGTTGGCATAGAATTCTACGTCATTTGCTTCGTCTTCACCTATCTCAACCGTAGCACTGCCGTCGTCTTCCAAGACTATTTCGATTTCGGGCATGCCTTCCTGATCAATCTCAATGGATGTTTCAGGGGCTTGGTTAACTACTTTGTCAATGGGCATAGGATTCTCGTCCGAGTATTTTCCGTAGTGTACTCGGTATTGCAGGGTTTACGCAAGTGTTACTTCTTAGATTTAATAAAGTCCGTTACTTCGCCGCCGTGCTTAAACTTGGAGATACCTTTTTGCTGGACCGCATTCATTAACTCAGGTGTGATGTCAAAGCCCCATTGGATTCCTATTTGCTTATCATCTGGAATACCACTGGTAGAGGAGAACATAGTCGGTTTAGGTCTCATGTCAATCTGTTTAATTTCCGGTTTAACCCCTAGTTGTTTTAATACGTCTTTGGTGGCTTGTGGCAATATTTCATCGTAGAATCCTACCATGCCCCTTCCGCCTACTTCAACCTCTACGTTGTTGATTACTCTTTTATCTTCGCTTACAGAGCCTGCTGGATAAGGTCGTTCTCCTTCGCCTTTTTGTATTGTATCGGCTATCTTGTCTCCATATACTTTTTTAATTTCATCTATGGACATTAGTTCAGATAACACCGGACTACCTCCTGGTCCTATCCCTATTATTTCAATACTGTCTAATGCAGGCATGGGAGTATATTGAATTGACGCTACTTTTTTAGCTAAATTGTATCTAGCATTTTGCTGTGCGCCAGTGGTAAAGGCCACGCTACTGTACCCTTTGTCTACAGCGTCTTCAATAATCTTCTTAAGCGCTAATCCTGTCCATGCCTTAGTGTCTTCGACGTATGGGCCTTTAGGTGGATTTGAAGAATACTTCGCATTTTCCATCTCTTTCATCTGCGAAAGTAATGCATTTATTTTAGCATGCGCCTCATCAAACAAAGTTATATTACCCTGTCTAAAAGCTTCTTTAGAAAGTTTTGTCATTTCACTATATTGTTTTTTTAGCTCATTTTCTTTATTGTAATCAAAATCTTTTTTAAACCCTTCTTTCCTGCCCTGTTGCGCCCAGTCGGATTGTATTTCCTCTACAAACAAGACGGAGTTGCCTTGTCTATCCTGACGGTCATTCATGCGTATATGTGCCACGCGATTGGTATCGGCCGTGTCATCCATATAGCTATGTGCGCTAGGAACCTTATATGCAGTTACATTTTTTCTAAAGTCTTTTAAATTTACAATAGAGTCTTGTAAAGCTGCTTCTGCTTCTTCCCTAGTGTTAAACGCTTGACTGCGAGTGTTTGGGGTATTGGCAAAGTATTTAATAACCCCTTTACCGTAGTCCATTTCGGATACATTATATCCTTTTGGCCTAGCCCCTTCTTTAAACGGCAAACTTAGTGTCATTTCACGGTAATTTGAATTGTTTCCAGGAAGAGTAAAATCTCCAAATTTAGCTTTCTTCTGTCCTAATATGGCATTCTCAGCGTAAGTATCTTGGGGCATTGTCTTAGTCAGTATCTCTGGGCTTGATTCGTTGATCACGGCCAGTAGGTCTTGTTTAGCAACATTACCCTTCTGCTCTTTTAACCACCGTCCTGCTTCCGTTTGAGCAAGCTCTTCCTTAGCTGCCTTAGGCGCATTGGAACTCAACCATGCCATCCATTGACTGGCAGGCATCTTGTCCATCTTGTGGCTTTCTACAGCACGCGCTGCCGGAGAGTAAAACTCAGCCGCATACATCCTTGGGTCCATGGTATTACGGCCAATTACGCCAGTGCCTGTCTCCACTTGTCTCGCCACTTCCTTCGCACCTGCCTTAGCCAAGGTGGTTGCTCCTTTGGCCGCGGCCCCCGCTACAGGGACAATGTCCGCCACTGCAAGTAAGCGTGGGTCTATCTTGGAAGTCTGCAAGCTCTTGCCCCTGACAACAGGATCGCCATAACTCACGTCCCTGGCCAAAGAGGCGGTGTCATTCATTCCCAGGAAGTCAGCCGCAGTCATGCCGCCTACTAGCGGGATGCGCTTATCCAAGGCATACTTGTCAAAAGGCGCGGCCGCCAGCTCAAGGCCCTTGGACCAGGCGTTAAGTGCAGGGTACTTAGGTTTAACTTCTCCAATCTCTGGCGCTACGCCAGTAGGGGACAGGTATGATTCTCTGTTTACACGTGCAATGTCTTCGGCGGTTACTTCCCCACCGTTTTCAAACTTTTTTGGTTTTTTAGGCTTTGCAATAGTTTTGGCTTGACCTGACTTGATTGCCTGCAGCGCTTGGTAGGCCATGTCTGCCTTGTCCTTGGCCCGTGATCCAATGTCCATGCCTAACGCGTCATTGGCCTCGTCCATCGCCTGCTCTTCATCGGACTGTCCGCCAGTGAGCCAGTTCTCGTGGATATAGCTTGCAATCTCAGCAGGTGTCCTGCCGTACTTCTTCGCTATCTGTGCCTGCAACAACATATGGCGCATCGCATCACCACGACCGTCTAGCTGCTCGTCCTTAGGAAAGTAGAACTCAGGTATGGCATTGGCAAACTTAACCTCTTCGCCAAGGCCTATCATGTTTGCAAAGCCTTCTTGTCCCTTACGGCCCCAACGCGCTACGGTATCCGCATACTCATTTGGATGGCCTACTTCCTTTTTATTCACAGCACCGCCGTCTTCAAAGTAGGTGGCTGTCTTGGCGCGAATGAAATCCTGGACCTTGGTCAGCGGGCCGGCTTCCGGGGCTTTCTTAGCTTGGCGCATGTCCAGGGTCTTAAAACGTGGAGAATCACGCTGCTCGGTCATGTATGTTGTCTTCTCTGGACGAGTCCTAGACCAGTATGTCAAAAGTAGCTCTGGGTTATTGCCAAACAAGTCCTTGCCTATGTCCGTGTCCAATATGCCTTTACCTGCCGGTAGTTTTTTCTCAATAGCACGGATGTCCCCAAAGAATCCTTCTTGGGTATAGTCATTGGATAGGTCGTACTTTTTACGGTACTTCTGATAGGACAAGATAATGTCGTCCCTGGTCTTGGACTGTAGTTTTTCATCAATAGGCACCGGTGGTTTTTCCCACTTGGCATTTTCAAAGATGTACTCTGGCGCCGGATAGCGCAGTTCTTTTTTCCCACGCTTGGCATCCAGTAAGTGCTGACGCTCGTGTTCAAAGGTGCCGTACTGAGTCCCGAACTCTGACTTAGGATTAAGGCTTACAACATTAGGTTCTTTATACGGCTTTGTGACGCCTGCCAACATAGGGTCATTTGTCTTTAGTTCGCCCACGTATTCAACAGGATAAGACTCAAAGTATTTACCCTTTGGTATTTCATTCTCTAGCTGCTTACGAAGTACTTCCGATTCAACGGCCACATCGTCAAACTTATTCACAGCACCACCGTCTTCAAAACGCTTGGTGTAACGCACGCCAGCATTGTAGTAGTCCTTGCCGTCCCTTTGTGGGACATACACGCCCTCAGCTGACACGTCACTAGTCGGACTCAACTCCTTACGGATAGCACCAGTGATCACAGGCTGCTTAGTTTCAGGGTCGTACACATACTGCACTTCGTAATTGCCTATACGGCCTTGGCCCGCGAGCCGTGCGCCAAGCTGACTTAACTTCTTACCGCCAACGTCCACGTCAGCAAATGCCTCAAAGTTGTCGGCACCCTTGCTAATACGGGTGTCGTACTTACCTTGACCCCTTGACGAGCGTACTTCTTGCACGTCGACAGGGCCAGCTTGCGTACGGGAGTTGTCCAACAAGAACTGCTCAAGCTCCATGGCCGCCCGTTGGGACTGCTGCGCTGCCTGTTGTTCGGCCTCTGCATCACCGCCACCTGCTAACGCCACAGGGGTCACGGCCCGCGGACCGAGGCCTAGTGCGGCATATGCCTTTTGTACGCGTTGCTCGTAGTCGTTCATTTTAAATCCTTAGAAGATTTTTGCAGATATTGCTTGCTATTTTATCCCTTAATAGTACTCGAACGCAATATCTTGTTGCTTCTCGTCTTCTAATAAATCCGTGCCAAGGGAGATAAAATTACCCGCCCTAAAACGATTCAATGCCTGCGTCGTGCTGTCGACCATGTCATCGTTGTCGCCATTCGGGAATGCAGCGCATTCCTCCACTAATTCCTCTGCCCAGTCCGTGTCCGGGGCCCACACCATGCCGGCCTCCAAGATAGGGGCCACAGAGTGCGCACGCGATACCTTGTCCTGTCCACTGCGGCGACCGCCTGGTGAATACATGGTCACAGGAATACCCATCCTTCTTAGCTCTTGCTGAAGCGTGATCCCTGTCGCTTTGGCCTCGATCAACACATTGTCCGGCTGCCACTGGTCATAGCTCTCCTTGGCAATACGTTTAAGCTCCGGGAAGTCCCAGCGGCCACGCGTGACGTCAAGCAAGATTATGTTAGGCCCTGAGTCTTGGTCCGGGTAGAACACGCCCCAGGTCGTGATTACAGAGTAGTCGGCCGTTTCTTTCTTGGAATATGCCGTATCATACGATTGGATAATATACTCTACGGGAGGCGCTTCGTCCGAGGGCCACACTTGCCACCAGTCACGCTTCAATATAGCGCCTTCGTCGTTGGTTGGCTGTTGCTGCCACTGGGCCTGCCACTTCTGCGGGGATAATGATGCTTTGACCGCGAGCAACTCTTCAAGCTTCCAGAACGAGGGCCACAATGGATTGCCGCTAGGTAAGATTGCAGGAAATTCAATAATCTCCCAGCGATCGGCTTTATGGCTAGACTGCGCCTTGACAAGCTTAGCCGTTAAGTCCTTCGTGTTCCAACGGGTCATCACAATGACAATAGCGCCACCAGGCTGTAGACGCTGACGAGGGCCGGAGGTGTACCAGTCCCAGGCGTTTTCCATGGCCAGCTCTGACAAGGCATCCTGCTCTGAGTGCGGGTCATCAATAATCAACAAGTCCGCACCGCGGCCGGTCATCGCGCCGCCAACCCCGACAGCAAAGTATTCCCCACCATGGTCCGTGTCCCAACGGCCCGCGGCCTTGGAGTCTGCTCGAAGGGCTACGTTTGAAAAGACCTGTTTATACTCTTCCGTGTCCATCAAGTTACGGACCTTACGGCCAAAACGCACGGCAAGCTCCCCGGTGTGGGTCGCTTGAATGATCTTGGTTTTTGGCTTACGGCCCATTATGAACGCGGGTAGCAGATAGGACGAGAACTCAGACTTGGTGTGCCTCGGAGGCATGTTAACGATCAGTCTTTTCAAGGTCCCATCTGCTAGACGGTTAAAGGCATCTGCCATTTTTGTGTGGTGCGCGCCAAAGATAGCCTCTGGCCATACGTATTTAGCAAAGGACAAGAAGTCCGTTTGCGCTTTTTCCTGTGCTTCCAATTGCAGTAGACGAAGCTCTAGTCTAGCCGCTTCAATCGAGGCTTGTTCAGCCGCAGAGGTGCTAAGCATATGTTTTCATTCTCTTTAATTTTTGTAAAAATTTTTCTGGCAATGGCTTTTATAAAACAAGGGGGCCTATTTGTGGGGTCATCATACCTCAATTCTGTTTGGAGTGCCAAATACTGTGCGAAATCGGGCTAAAGTGAGCGGCAGGCCCGCGGGGGTGGGCGTTTTTTTGGGGTGGGGTCGAGCGTGGGCCGTGTCGCGTGGGCCATGGTTCTAGGGACTCTGCCCCCCCATGCGCTGGCCGCGGACCATGGACCACGGGCCAGCTGGACTGTATACAGTTCTGTATACTCGCGGACCATGGACCAAGGGCCAATGATCTAGTGAAAGTTATCCACAGTTAGGCGATCCAGCCACGAAAAGTTATCCACAATCTATCCACAGCTTATCCTTAGGAAACGCACAGGATATCCACAACCCGCCCTGTATGGTAGGTTCAATTCCGGACCAAGGGCCGCCTAAGCGCTTAAAAAGGGCCTTGCTGGGCATGCGCCTTTTTATGTTAGTAAGCACTCACTAACATAATAGGTTAGTGACCGCTAACATAGGCCAATGGCCTACCGGTAACGCTCCACGGACCAGCTGGCAATGTGACCAGGCTTTTTTCCGGACACGGGCACCGGCAATGTGACCAGGCTTTTTTCCGGACACGCGACCGGCCGCGCGTATCGCATAGCGGGTAACGCTCCACGGCCCACGGGCCAAGGGCCGCTGGCTTGGTTTACATATAGACAGACAGCAAAGGCGGCCGCCGGCAATTTGACGCCGTGAGCGCGCTCCGGCGGGCCTTGGCGGGCATGCTGGCCGGCATTGGCCGGACTAGGTAACCGGACTGTAAAAAAGCGCTTGCAAGCTTTATTAATAGGCCCTATTATGAGCACTGGCATTGCCGCCGGCAGTGTCAAACCATACAGAAGAAAGGGAACAAGCAAGATGACTAATCCAATTTACCAGCAAGTGACCGACGCCATTATCGCCGAGTTAGAAAAGGGCGCGGCGCCTTGGGTGAAGCCATGGCACGCCGACGCGACCAGCGGCGCCGACCATAACATAGTAAGCGGCGCGGCCTATCGTGGCGTTAATAGGTTAATCCTAGGCATG